TTGCCATCTTTCTTTGTGAAATTCAAAGCAACTTCTGTGTAATCATCTGAGAATGTAAACAAGTCAGCATTTTCGTCTCCGTCAGGACAAACAAGTTCTTCAAGTCCCTTTTCGGAATAAAATTCTGCTTCTTCGCCATCAATGTTTGTGTGAATATGTAAACCAGGGCACAAATACTGAATATCTTTAATTTCTCGTTTTAAACGAGGTAAATCCAAGTCAATAGAATCAGTAAAAATTGTTTCGTCAGGAATCCAAGTTACAATGGTTCCTTTCTTCTTAATGAGTTTCTTATATTCTTCAGGTATTCTACAACGTGTTACATCACTTGTAGCAATTCCCTTTTCAAATGTTTGTGTGTACCACCAGTTATCTGTACTGTTATTAGACCAAACCTGTAATGTTTTAGAAAGAGCTGCAATAGCCTTTTGTCCGATACCATTCAAGCCTGATGAAGTAGCATAATTCTGCTTATCAAACTTACCACCTGCGTGTAATTGAGTGAATACAAGTGTGAGTGAGTCCATTTGGGCTTTTTCATTCCAACCAACTGGAATACCTCTACCATTGTCAATTACTGTAATTCGCTTTGTTTTAGAATCATAGAAAACATAAATTTGTTTGTTATAGCCTGCCAAGTACTCATCTATTGAGTTGTCAAGGGCTTCCCTAAAAAGTCTATACAAACCATCAGATGGATTTCCACTTACTGCACCAATGTACATTCCGTGGACGCTTACGAACTGTTTCTAGGCCTTTCAAAAAATCTATGCTATCCGCACCATAATTATGTTCTGCCATTACTTATCTCCTTTAAATGTAAACATTACCAATGTTTCGTCTGTTTTTGGATCTGTTTTTATTGATTTGACTGAAAATGCAGAATCAAGTTTATTAAACACAGCTTGCCAAGCATCAGGATTTTTCTGTATGTACTGAAGAACTTCTTCTCCAAATCTACTATACAATCTTGACTGACCAGGCGTACATTCTGCATCATCTATTATTGTCATTTTATTTTTTACGATTTTTAACTTTATCATAACATTCCTATTTATAACTAAAAATTTCCAATTAAAATATAGAAAAAAGGACCAATTAGTGAATGGTCCTTATTAAAATTTATTTTGTATGGAACTTATTTGTTATACAGTTTGAATGCCTGTATTACCATTTCATACTGTGGATAGCGAAGCATTAGTCCATCTCTTAAATCGTTCCAAATGTCGCCGATACCATTATACCACATTACAAACCACCATAAGTTTGAAGTACCATAAATGTTTTGAGAAATAATGTCTGGTCTACCGACTTCGTAATAGTGAACCATATAAGATTTAGTTTCTCCGAAATCATAATTTCCAAAGTTAATACTTCCCAAATCATACTCAAGAAATCCTTCAGTATTTTCTTCTTTTAAATAATTTGGTCTGTATGTTATGTTGTTCATATATTAAATCCAAGCCCAATCGTTATCCCAAATATACTCCAATACTTCTTTTATTGTATCGCAATTCTCTACTTCACCATTACCATCAGTACAAATATATTTCTTTGTTCTATCATCATAAACTATATTGCCGTCGCCAAATATAACCTTGTTACAATTTATACGAACTTGAATACCGTAGTTTTTATATTTCTTTAATGTGTTATACAAAGCATCAGTTCCTGGTTTCCATACTGGAGTGTTAATTCCATAGTTCTTTTCTATGAGAAAACCATTCTGATTTAATATATTTTCTGCTTCTTTTAATTCCATATAAACTCCTGGTTATTTACTTAAATTTAATCTAGTTGAAATTCTTGTATTATATTTATCCAAATCTATTGAGTATCTTGAAACGTCATCTTTATGACCAATAACCCAATAATTTGTATTATTATATTTTCTTAAAACAGCATCTTTCGTAATTAATAATCTTATAATTGGTGTATTTAGTTTTTCTATTTTATCATCTTTAATTAAATTACCATTTTTTATTATAAATTCAATTTTATTATTTGAATTTATAAATACAATTTTATTTGCTTCATTTCTCCAATCACCAATTACAGGATTTTCATAATAACATATAACTTGATTACCAGTTCTAAATTTTGTTATTGTTTTGGCTGTATTATCTGTATATAGAATTTCGTATTTTGTATAATCTGAACCATCTATTTTTCTTATTAAATCCCCAGATTTATTTTGTTCAAATCCTGTTGGCAATTTTTCATTTTGTACTTGTTCGGCTTGTTTTTCATATTTTCCTATATCATTATCCGATATAGCATTAGCATTACCTACAAGTGAACCTAAAGCCAAAGCACCAATACCAAGAGCACGGCCCAACTTTCCCTCGTCTAATAGTTCGTAACCATTGTCATTTAAAATCTTTTCTGCTTCATCTAATCTCATTGTTACCTAATTTTAAAATCTTTAAGATTTATGCCCAAATTTGAAACAAAATCAATATAGTAATCACAATTATTTATAATAACTACATTATTTCGTTTTATACACTCATATTTTTCTTTATTTTTACCTACACCATTTATCAACATATCCATAAATGGTTTTGATTTTATCTCAACTAATTGTCCTTCAACAGAAAAATCTGGAAAATAATAATGGTCTTTTTTATCAAATTCACTATAATACTTTATTCTACAAGGCTGGTATTCAAATTTAAGATTATTATGTTCAAGCCAAATATAATATGCTAATTCCCAAGAACTGTCAAATTTTGTATTTTTATACTTATATTTACTTCTTTGTTTAGCACGAAGTTCTTTATTTTGTGCAGAATAATCACATCCATATTTTTCTCGCATAGTTAATCTAGCTTTAGTATTAACAATGTTATTAGTTAATGCACTTTTAGAACCATATTTTTTAATGTTTGTTTTTTCTTGTTTATCTTTGACTTTTTGTGATTGAGCTGGTCTTTTTGTTCCAAATTTTTTCATTGAAGTTTTAGTTACACTATCCCAATGCTCTTTACATTGTGAATGGTTTTCTACACCATATTTTTTAATCATAGTTTCTTTACATTTATCCTTGACAGATTTGAGTTGAAACATATTAATTACACCTCTTTCTGTAAATAAAATCCATTTATATGAACAAGCTTTACACATACAAGGTGTTTCTCTTATTCTTCGTATTTGTCTAATTGTTGGTTTTTGACACCAGTCACATTTAAAGAAAATTTGTTGTGACTGTTTATATTCCAATTTAATTTTATTAAAATCCTCTTCAGTTTTTACTGCTATCGGATTTAAAGAAAATCGTTTCTTTCTCATTATGTCTCCCGATTTATTTTATTGTGGTAATATATTTATAAAAAGTTAGGGCGAAGTTCACCACAAACTTCGCCCAATCGGGAGACATGACCGACTGTCCTTAAATTAGTTTAACCGAACATAGATAAACCCGTGGGGGGATTCTTTCCAGATTTGCTCTTGTGCAGCATCGTATCTTTCTTTATATGAACTATACAATGAATCCCCATTGAGCTGACCACCTCCAGCAATAGTCAAACTATACTTTCTCAAAGCATTAGTCCAAATCATACCGGCCTTACATACTACAAGTTCTTTGAACCAGTAGTCATTGAAAATCTTAAATGATTTTTGTTTCTTTACAACTTCAATCAAACCGTGAACAGGTCTTTTTGGTGTCGGCCATACAGAAAGTTCTTTTTCTTTCATATTATAACGAACCTGATAACTTTCACCCAAGTCAAATTTAACTTGTTCCAACCAAACTAATTGAGCATTAAAGTTACCCATTACATCACCGTAACTGGAATCACCATAACACATACCATTATAATTAAAGTTATTCATTCCCATCATCTGATCATATAATATGTTGTGTGGAATAGTGAATAATTCGTTAATGTTACCTAACCAGCTAGCAGTTTGAAAATCTACAACAGATTCCAATTCTTGACAAAGTTTATAATGCGTTTTACCTGGTAACAATTCCATACAAAGATAATCACGATAGTTGCCTTCACGATAATAGTATCTTTGTATGTACTGAACCATATCTCTAATAATGTCAATCAACTGGGAATCAGATATTTCAACACAAATCACAGGAGAACCAAGTTGACCTTTAATGTAAGCAATCAACTGTGGTATATTCTGTATTTCGTGGTCAGCCATAAACATATCCTGAGCACAGCAATAGTTATCTCTAGGAATATGTTTTAACTGATGTGGTGTTAATGGTGGAACAGGTGGCTTTGGACCTGGACCTGGTTCTAGTCCTGGTTCAGGACCAACCCAAGGTGGTCTGTGTGGTTGTCCACATTTACAATCTTTCTTTTGATTTTCATTTTCACCCATTCTGTTATACCTCTAATATATTTATTAGACCACCAGATTATCTAATTTTTCATTTAATACTTTTATAGTTAAATCTTTATTATTTTTCCAGTCATATTCTTTTATTCGTATAAGATGTATTTGTTTTCTTTTAGCAAAACCATCTTTCATTTTATCTCTTTTCCAAATTTGTTCTGCACTTTCACCAGTTTGTTTAATTATATCTGTTGATTTAAATACTCTTGGATCGGCATGCCAATAAGTACCATCAACTTCAATAGCAATTCTATATTTTGGAATCCATATATCTAATTCATATCCTTCCAATTCAGTTCTATTATTTCGTACAAATTCAAAATTATAGTGGTCTTTAATATAATTTGTTATTTCTTTTTCAAGGTTTGAAGTACTGGAATCTCTATTAAAATTAACTGGATTACAAAGCACACAACAAGTCATATTACATTTATGACGATTTGAAACTAACCATCTAGTTGTAGTAAATTCTCTGTGACAATCTGGGCAAATACCTTTTACTACATTATTATGGTATTCTGTTATATAAGGAAACCAATTTTGATAATGTTTCAAAGTTTTTTCTTCTTTATGTTTTAATTCTTCTGCAGTTATACACTTTCCATTAGAAGATTTTGATTTTTTAGTTTCCAAACCTTTATTTCGCCATTCTTTTAGTTCATTCTCAGTTTTTTCATTTATAGATTTTCTAAAACTATTTAAAAATTTCTTTGTTTTATGTGAACAGGATTTACTGCAACAAGGTAAATAACCTTGAACCATATTTTTAAATATAGCAGGTTTCCCACAAACTTCGCATATTCCTTCATTTTCTTTTTTATAAAATTCATCATAGTATTTTTGTGTAGTATAATCTTTATGATTATACTGAAGATGGGAAGTCAGTGAAGTATGATTTTTTGCTTCAAATCCACAAATTTTACAAATATAAGTTAATTCCATTTTAATGTACCAAATTATTTTGTTCTAATATGTAAAGTTCTTCCAATGAAATTTCTTTACATTCACCATTTGAAGTTTGTATATTTACTTTTTCATTCCCACAAAGGCATTTATACTCTTGGTTCACAAACATTTCCCCATTATCCTGAATTTGTTTTTGAAGCCATTTTTCATCTCTTCCTTCAACTTCATACCATTGTACTTTACAAGGAATAAATGAATTTTTACCAGCAACGGCCTTAGTCCAAATGTCATAGAAGTGGTTCATTCCCTTTGGAGTTGAAATCAACATCATCATAGCGTCTTTCTTTGCAGCTTGTGTTGGGAAAACAGACTGCATAAACTTGGTTGCCATATTATCGTCAATGAAGGCAAATTCGTCCACAAGCAATAAGTCAATAGATTTACCACGAACAGATGAACTAGAACTAGCACCGCAGAAAATCTTTGTCTTATTTTCCATTGTGATTTCTCCATTGTTCCATTTTACAAGGCCCTGTTGAAGCCACATTGGTAATTCTGTATAAGCGTTCTTAATACGAAGCAAAATTTCTTCGGCCTGAGCAGCTTTGTTTGCTAGAACAGCAATGTTCTTTGATTTGTGGAAAAGTGCATACCAAAGAATATACAAAGTAGCGATAGTTGTCTTACCTGTTTGACGTCCCATCATAATAATTCTGTTATTCTTTTCAGGTATTTTCGCACAAATTACTTTTACAATCTTTTCCTGATAATCACGAAGTTTCATCTTTTCTTCACCGGCAGGACCAATGATAGTAAAGTACTTAGCGAAATGGAAAATACTGTTTCTGCACTTAATATATTCCTTAATTTCTTCTTCAGTCATTTGAACTGTTTCGCCTGCACCGCGAAGCTTTTCATTATTAAAAAACATTAAATCACCTCATCAATTCTTCAACTTTATCTTCAATTTCTTCTTGACTTGGTTTACTATGGTTATACAAATAAGCTCCATAATACCAATTTTTAAGTTCATATAGTATCGCACCAAATTGAGAACCGTGTACACCACTATCTATAATAGCATTACTCAATTTCTTATTATCTGGCAATACATTTTGTGCTAAATCAGTTAAGACTTTTCTTTCTTTATTAGAAATTGCTTCATCGTTGATTACATAATTTACTTCATTCAAAATTTCAAAATCTTTATTCGTGAAGATAGTTAATGTCTTGTTCAAGTCACCATACAAATTATTTGTAAATCCAAGAGCACCATAAACATATCTCAAAGTTTTCATTAAATCATTTTCCAATCTAAACAACTTGATACATTCAGGTAAGTTGTCGCAATCGTAGAATAACAAACCAAACAAAACCTTTGAGTCAGCATCTGTGTTATCCATCTGAGCATATTTTCTAGTTAACTGTTTTGCGAACTTCCAGTTAATTAACATTTCAGGGTCAATTACTTCATTCGCACCAGTTTTCATTAACAATCCAATAACATCAGCAAAAGCTTGTTTACCATATTCAGCAGTTTTCATTAGTTCAGCACCAATTCTTTCTTTTGCGATTTTATCCAAATTGCCTTTAATGTTCTTAATTCCCTGCATTGTGTCAGGGTCTATCTTCATACCAAATCTAGCTGCAAAACGCATAGCACGGATAATTCTTAATGCGTCTTCTCCAAATCTCTGATTAGAATCTCCGACTGTTCTAAGTATATTATCGTCTAAATCTTTCTCACCATTGTAATAGTCAATCAAATTACCGCGACAGTCAATTCCCATAGCATTTATTGTAAAATCTCTTCGGGCTACATCGTCCTTAAATGACTTGGTAAATTGAACAGAGTCAGGATGTCTACCGTCACTGTAATCTCCGTCAGTACGGAACTGTGTTACTTCAAAAACTTCTTTTTGCCATTTAACGAGAATAGTCCCGTGGGCTTCACCATTATTTGAAGTACATTTGAAGTTATCGTACAATTCGTCAATCGGCATATTTGTGGCAATGTCAACGTCGTGAATTTTAGGGTCTCCTTTCTGTCCATTTTTATACCAACGGACTATATCACGAACACAACCACCTACTAAATATGCTTCATATCCGAATGTTTCAATCTGTTGGCACAAATCAGTACCAACTTGAACTTCTTCATTGAATAAGGATAAATCTAGTTTCATAATGTATTTATGAAAAAGACCGCATTTTCAGCGGTCTTTTGTTAATTTATTTGTTGGAAATTTTATTACTTAACGAAATGAGAACGAATACGAGCCTGAAGGTTCTTTACAGGATTCTTTGTTCCAAATACTTCGTCAATTACTTTAAAAGCATAAGCTTTAATTTCTTTGTCATCTACTTCAAAGTCAGTATCTTTAATGATACCAGATACGAACTGTGGAGTTAAGGACTTCTTCAAGAACAAAGTCTTTGCTCTGAAATCGTCTTTGAAATCATCCCAATTATCTGTACCAACCTGACCACGAGGACCGCGAGTCAACCCTGGAACGTCTTCAATAGATTCTTCCAATGAACCATCAAGTTCATAAACTATTTCTTCAGCAGAATAGCCTTTTCTTTTAAGCATAACAATTTTATCCATATTGGCATCTACCCAAGATTTAGCACTCTTTAAGTTATAACCACGTCCAATTAGAACATCATATAGCTCAGAAATAGAACCGTATTTTTTATGGGATTCTGCCCAGCCATTATCTGGTGTAATGGCTTCGTCCAAAGAACCATCTATTTCATAGACTATTTCTTCTGCATCATATCCAGTTTTATTTAAAATAACAATGTCACCCCAGTTAGCATTTACCCAAGCACTAGCACTGTCGGCATTATATCCTCTGCCAATCAAAACCTTTTTAATTTGGTTGATTAATGAACTATTGACAGATTCATTAATTTCGTCATCGGTGCACTTTCCACCTTTCTTGCCACCACAACAACCCTTTGGTTTTCTGCCGGCAACCTTTTCTTTGTGAGAGAACTTGTCGCCCTTTGGTTTAGATTTGCCTTCAGTCATATATGCTTCGTCAAACTGTTCGTCATCAAATTCAACACCATCGTCAACTGGCACATCTTCAGTTGTTTCATCTTCGCATTCGCAATTTTCGTAAGCAAGAATTTTAACAATATCTTCAACATTAACTCCCTTCTGTGAGAGTTCATCAATGCGTTCATTGTTAGCTGTCATAATGTCAGCAACTTCTTGAGCGTCAAATCCTTCGTCACCGAGACCCTGTTCAACTGCACCAAAAACGTCACTATCAAGTTGTTCGCCACCTTCATCTGGCATTGCTTCTGTATTTGTATCTACTACATCTTCATAAGCAACGCCATTTTCAAAATCTTCAGATACAATTCTGTAACCTTCGGAAAGTAACAATTCTTTAGCGGTTTGATATTTCATATTATACTCCTTAAAAATTAAATTTATTATATTTATAGTATTTATGAAAAAATGCCGAGCAATCACTCGGCATTTAATTTAATAGTAATAACCAGCTAAACTATCGTTTTCTTTGAACTTTTTAGCCATTTCTTCGTGTTTTGGCGAGTTATATGGGCATTTATCGTAATCTTCCATATCGGCTATACCATCCATTAAATACAAATTAGAATTAGTAATGTCTTCTGGGCAACCTTTAGGGAAGTGCTTTTCCAAATACTCTCTATTATCGTAATCGTCATTTCTCAACCAATCAAAGTTATCATAAGGAATACGAATACAATAAGCACCGTGTTCATTTGGTACATTCTTTTCTTCGTCCTTCAAATGAGCATATTCAGGCTTATATTGAAGTTCTTGTGTAAATGAACTGTAGTCTACGTGGTGGTGGATTCTTTCAAACTTGTAAATCATTGTCGCATATTGTGGATAAGTTTCAACAAGCAACTGTGATTTTGGAATAGTTCCACCAATGTCCTTGGAATAGAATACTTCTGTATTACCACCCTTAACGGCCTGTGTGTGCATCTTGTCTGCCAACATACAGTTGAATTGAACCGTACACCAACCGTGACTTAGAACATCCAAAGACTGAATAGTATCTTCGTTATATCTACCACGCTGCATAATATATGGGCAGTTCAAATTCCACAAACCATAAGAATAGATACGGGTGTTAATGATTACAGGTGGGATATGTTCTCCACCGATAGCGAAACATTCATAATTCAAACCTGCCAAACCAATGTTCGTAAATCTGTCAACGTATCGTTCGCAACTTCTAAAGATTTCAGGACTATGAGAAATTACTCTGCGACCTCTCCAGTATCTTGTGAATTGGTCTGTGTTGTCATCCAAAATCCAACACCAGTTCTGCTTCAAAGTATTTTTAGCATAATCAGCTGCCCAGTTTCTTGCTGCACCAGGACCTGTTACTGGCTTACCATTTCTAGGGTCAATCTTTGAACCTAAATCAGGGTTAATGACATCGTATTTGTCCTTATAACTCATATCCATTTGTAGAATTGTGCAATAAGGACTTTCGTTTAATTTACATTTAACATAATTGTCATAGTCCCAGTCTTCTACAACAATGTAATGGTTTACTTGCATCTTTGTTAACTGATGTGAAATGTGGTTTTTAAATTCGCCACTTCTTCCACGGGATACAACAAAGATAGGATACTTTGGCTGTTCACCACCAAGCCATCTGATACGATGCTTTGTGTGTTCCTGCCATTTCTGTATCGGGTACCAACAGTCTTCAGGACTAATACCAAAACTTTGTTCAAAAATTTCTATTAACTGTTCAAGAGAATAGTCCTTCTTTTTGAAATACATTTGAATTTTAGTAAATGAATATTCCTTGAAGTTGAAAATGAACTCTGGCATATCTCGCCAGGAATCCCAATAATTCCAAGACTTAGCGTTGCGTGCTTTTAGATGTTTGTATTTGTTCTTAAATTTGAAATCTGGAAATCTTGCTTCTTCAGTGAAATTTGTCATTCGGTAGTCTTCAATTCTTTCGTGACACAAACCAATGTCATCAGATACCAAATTTCTTTTACGAGCATCAGCACAAATTCTCTTATATAATTTATCCAAATCTTCCTGACAACGGACTTGTGTACTGAATTTCCAGTAGCCATTATCTGTAACTTCTAACTTGGTATAATTCTTAACCATTACACCATCTTTGTTAAAGAAGCGATATTCTTCGTTTCCATATTTCAACATACTGATTTTGAAACCAAATTCTTCGCAAAAATCTTTCAAAGTATCTGGCTTAATCTTCATTGTAGTCATATCTTCTTTAGTGAAATATGGCTTACATTTTAACAATTCCAATAAGTCTTTTTTATTTGATTGCATATAAATTAATCCCCAAAATCTTCGTAAATTTTATCCATTCTTATTTGATTATCTTTTACTTTATATATAAGCGTGCTTCCTTCGCTTACTAATTCGCTAGTTAAACAATACAAATTATCAAATTCAGTTTTCAATAGTTTCCCACCTTCATAATCCTTTCTAATTATTATGTTATCATAATTGAGTATCTTTACAGAAATTTTAACTTGATCTGGACACTGGTAATAACCAAATTCATTCCAGTCATTTTTCTTAAAATCAAATTTAGTCGCAATCCAACCGATGTTATAAAATGTCATCAGTAATTCACTTAAATTATGTTTTCTATCCATAAACTAAAATATAGAAAAAGACTTAAAAATACCAGGAAATTTTATTTTCCTGGTACTGTTAAATAATTTATTTGTAAAGATTAATCTACGCGGTATGCCCACCAACCATCAAGTTCAATTTCTTCACCGTCATAACGAGCCAAGTTATGAGCAACACCATCAGTATTTACACAGTCTTCGGCAAGTTGGTCCTGGTCAAAAGAAATAATACCACGTTCAACCAAATTGTCTAATTGTTCTTCACCCCAGTTATCTACAATGTAATCAATATAACTATTAATCTGTCCTAACTGATCTTCAATGATTTCATCGTCATCTGTTGAACCGTAGTTTTCTCTCTTTTCACGATTAGACATATCACTCAACATATTTTCCAAATCTTCTCTGACAACAGATTCAGCATCGTCTTCGTCAAGATATTGTGAGCGACCGCCCAAATTATCCCACTGGAAACCAGCTTTCATTACACCACCACAATCGTCAATCAAAGACTTAACATCTTCCTTGGCAGCTTCTTCGGCTTTATCGTAGTCATTGTAACATTCGTATTCTTCTCTACCAAATGCTACAGTTACAGCGTCACCATTGATACCAGTATCTTCAGTAACTTCAGCATCAGTAACTTCGTTACCAGTGTATTCGGCAAGTTCTGTAATCAAATTAGCAATTTCAGGTTCAAAATCAGCTAAAAATGCTTCATTATTTGCGTCTTCGTCTTCTTCAGGTTCATCGTCATCTACATCTTCTTCGGCTTCTCTCAAAATGCGATAGCCAAAAGATTTGACTACTTCCATAGCTTCGCCAAGAGCAGGTTCAATTTCTTCTACAAACTGATTTTTAACAATTTGGAACAAATCTCTGTCTTTAAAGCTACCAGCATTACCAAATTTAGCTTTAACAAATGCAAAACATTTCTGCAAAGTTGGTTCTCTACCGTGTGCGTCACAAAAATCCTTGTAGTCATTGACTAACATATTGATTTCGGACATTACGCCTTCGTTCATTTTCATAATATACTCCTTATAAATTGTTTGTTATAGTATTTATAAAAAATTACGATTAATTACTTTTTGCATAGTTCTTGTAATACACACCAAGTTCACAAATTTTGTCCAAAGTATTAGTTAGACTATTCAATCGTTCTTCAATTTTATCGTTCTTTTCTTTGAGAACTTTAACTGCTAATCGTTCTTCTTCCAAATTGTGCTTATGAATTTCCAAATCCTTATTTTTAGCTTCAATTTCATTTTTCTGCTGTGCGATAATTTCATTCAATTTACTGATTTCAGCCATACTATGTGAAGTAGTTACATTCTGTGTTAAAATAGTTTCGGACTGGTTCTTAATAAGTTCATTCTTTTCCGCTAATTCTTCTGCAGTTTTATTAGCTTGAACTTTGTATTCAATAATTGTTTCAGTATTTTCCTGAATGGTATTATTCTTCTTTTCTAGTTCTCCTTTAAGAGTAATAATATCAGTTTGCAATTTCTGTATATCTTCTTCATACTTTGTTTTGAGTTTTTCAAGTTCGTCTTTAGTTGTGCTATACCATTTTACGATTTCATCAAGTGCTTCGTCAACAAATTTTGCTTCATAAGCATCTATTTGAACTGTTTTTCCTGCAGGCCAAATTTTTCTTGTTACTTCAATTTTATTTAATTCTTCGTATTTCATTAAATCACCTCACTAAAAATCATTGGTTATATTTATAACCTTCTTAACCTGCTTTTGGAGTTTATTACACAATTCTTCTTTTTCTTTTGCAAGAGCTTTTTCTTGTTCAATAACTGTGTCTAATGATTTTAACAAAATTTTCATTTCAGGCTTTTTATAAAATTTTATAAGTTCATCATATCTGGTTTCTAATTCTGTAAGTTTAGCATCCAAATCTTCTACATTTTCAATAGGGACCCAACTCCAATTTACATCAGTAAAATCTTCAATTTCATTTAGGTGTGGTGGCAAACATATTTTTCTAATGAAACCAGCTGACAGTTGTAAAATCTCAAAATCAGATGCTGTATTAACTAAATTTTTACCATACTGTATGAGTTTAAATTTTGGATATTTTATCCATTCGTAACTGCCATAGTCATCAGCAAATCTGTACATATCACCATTATATTGTTTATTGATTTTTTCAATATACTTTCTGTAACTGTAATTTACTTTGTGTTTATTAAAAATTTCGTCTATTTTATCACAAAGTTCCCAATCAAATTTTATTACATCAATGCTCATTTAAAATCTTCCTGCATATTATCAAGTTTATTTTGTTCTCTATATTTCTTATAAAATTCTTCAAATTCTACAAATTTCTGTCTGCAAAATTCGTAGCTGTTATCGGCCATTCCAAATATAACGTGATAAACTAAACATTTATCTTCATTAATTCCACTTATATATCGCCATATATCCCAAGTTCCATTCTTTTGTCTAAATTCGTATATATCAGGACTGTCATTTTTTGTGCCATACTGGTATCTTTTTTTGGACTGCAAAACAATGGTATCTGTATAACTCCATACAGTCAAATCAAATTCTTTAGCTAATTTGTCTATATCCAATCTACAAATCATAAAAAATCCTCATTGAGTTTTATTATTTTGTATCTAATTAAATCTTGTTTAAGTGGTTTTTCAAATTTAGAAAAATCTAATTTCATCAGTTCACATAACTTTTTACCGGCATCGTATGAATTATGATAAACAGAACTATTACAATACAATATTAGATTTCCTTGATAAAGAACTGTATCTGCTATACATACACCACCCGATGTAGCCCACATTAAAGCTCCACTATGCCGTAATGAAGTTTTTATTAAATAACTTTCTGCGTAAGTTTTATCTTCTATAATGTAATCTTTGAATATTTCTAGTAATCGTTTGGATAAATTAATCATTCAAAATCCTTTGACATTTTCTTGAGCTTTCTGTCTATCATTCTTTGTCTAAGTATCGGCAAAATTTCATTCAATCGTTTTCTACATACTTCTTCAGAACTACTTGAGAAAAATGAACCACCCTCATCCAATACATCAATCAGCCCTGGACTTAACAGATAAATTACTACCATTCCATTATAGCAACCTAACTCAGTATCGTCAAATGGGTCTTTCTTAATCTCTAATCCATATTCCGCAATTAGTTTTTTCAATACCTCTTTCAAAAATCGTCCTCCATTGAGCTTAGTCTTTTCTTTACATCTTTATTTTTCAAATAAACGATGCTGTCTTTTAAGAGTTTCTTTACTTCGTCTTCGTCTTTAACTTCATAAAATAGTTGCGTTTCAGCATTATAAACAACATAGCAGTTATAACCTAAAGCAATCATACTGAACGTGCCATAATATCCAATCCAGCCGATTCCTAATCCATGCTGTTCCATTCTGAAACCAAATTCTTCACAAATTTCCTTTAATCTTTTATCCAAAATCTGACTCCATTTTATCAAGTTTACATTTCAATTCATTCTGTTTTCGCTGCAATTCTAATCTGTTAATATGCAATTTACATTCTTTAATCTTTTCAACTGCATCGTTATAATCAGTAGCTTCTCTAAACCCTTGTTCACCCCAAACCAATAACCTATGGCTCTGTCTAAAATACAACAATACTACAAATACGCCTATGACTCCTTTTGTATCTTTTGTATTTTCTTTAATCTGAATACCATTATTAAGGCACAGTTCATTAAAATCCAAATAAATCATTGAAAGTCCTCCGACATCTCATCCAACTTTCTTTCCAGTGTCTTTTTTTTACGATTTAACAGAAATTCCTTATGAAAGTCTATCTTTTCTTTAACCAATTTAACTGCGTCCCTATAATTTGTCGCAGATACATATTTGTGTTTTACTGTATTCCATACCAATAAATCATCATCTTCACTGAGAAAATAAACTAATGGAACATTATCAAAATATCCACAGTATCCATCCCGGATTAATCCACATTCATTACAAATGCTAATAAATTCTGCTCTTCCCATTTTAAAAATCCTCATTCATTGTTGAAAGTTTTTCTTCTAAATCTCTTTTCTTTTCACGCAATCTAATATCACTTATTACTTTAATCGTATCTTCTATAACACTCTCTGCGTGTGGAATATCATTTGCTCGTATAAATCCTTTTGAATAATTATAAACTAAAATTCTGTCTTTCCGAGGCTCATATACTATCATAACAACATTATTATACATTCCTGCATTTGAATTATAAGGATTTACCATAAATCCAAACTTATCCATAAGATAATCAAAATGTTCTCTATTGAAAATCAACTGACATTTCTCCAATAAAATACTTATTTTTCTGAGTGCAGATTTTTTTTCTATCACCCATTTTCCTATAATATAGAAAATTCCATAGAACTTAGCAATATACAGAAACACATTTTGTTTCCTAAAGAACTTCATTTTTGAAGTGCAGATTTTTTTTGTGGGATATAGTATTAAACTGGCTATTCTGTAAGTATTTTTATCTGATTTTGGAACAGACTAAAAAACTGCTGACAAAGAACTTTGATAGAGCTTGGTAGCCCACCCAATATACCATACTCCCCCTATATGGCCTTAATACAAATTTTGGGATATATTTTGAACCATCCCGCGAAAAATATGCCAAAAAACGGGCAATTTTTGGGCATTTTGGGTGTCACAGTTTTGACATATTTCGGGACATATAATATGTTGTATTTTATGACATATAGACTTAGAGCGTTGAAAGTGGGATGACCCAAATAGCTAATTAAAATCGTCATTGGCATTAGCCAAACGCAGTTTGATTTCAATGTTCTTAAGTTCTTTTTCTAGTCTAATGAATTTATTGAACATTAGTTTGAATAAATTAGGACTGAATTGGATAGTAGAATACATTAGGATAGAAGACATATCACGTTGGATATTAGAGGGCATATAGAGGGCATCATTAGATGAATTGTATTCTAATATAAAGGAACCTTTTTGTAGATACTTAGAAGGAGGATAAGCATGTATCCAGCCTTCTGTAGGTGTACTAGTAACAAGGTTATATTCCTTACATAGGGAATTGAATAGATTAAGGTTAATATGTTTATTTAAAGTCTTCATTAGCTTTTTCAATACGTTTCTTTTCAATAAGGGATTTAAGGAATAAAACAGCTTCATTAATAATAGGGATAGCTTTATCAACAGACTTAGTATCTGTATGGAAGAATTCGGGAGAACCCCAACGTAGTATATGGATTTTATTTGATACTTGGAATACGGGTTTACCTTTATAGAAACCCGTATAGGTATGTTCATAACCTAATTGATTAGTTTCTTTTATTTCAGTAACATAGGGACGCAGTTTATCAACTACTTCTTCTGCATTGAAGGTATAATTTAATCTAGAAGTCTTCATACATCTGTTTTATTCGGAGATATTCATCCCATCGTTTAAGGTTTAATAATGTAGTATTTAAAGCCGATATAGCTTCTTGTTCGTCATCAAAGATTTTACAACCCCAATTCGGAGTAGATTTATCATTTTCACTAAAATGGAATAAGTGAATAAGAATTGACTTATGTAAGGAATCATAATTGAATAGGGAATAACCTGTTTCAAAGCCAGCAATAGGTTTAGAGAAACCATACGTTGCATATTCAGTAGATTTCCATTCATAAACCATTTCTTTAAATTTATCACAGTTAGAAATCATTTTTAATCTTCTGCAATCGTTTATGTTCAAGATGAGATTTATATAATTTTTCAAAATTAGCGACTTTATCAACAAGGAAATCTAAATGTTCGGTAGCATCTTCAAGGTCATAAAATTGTTTCCACCCCATACAGTAGATTTCTGTATCTCCTTTAGAGTATTCAAAGTCACCAACAATATAGAATTTATTATCATGGAATTTAACAGTAGCACCATAGAAAGAAAGACTTGATGGCAAATTATAACATTCACAGTATTGTTCTTTTACCATAGAATACTTTAAAACGCAAGTATTCAACAGCTCTTGGGCAGTAAGTCGTGTTTTAGTCATAGATAGTTCTCCACTATTCCCAGAATTACTGGGGCTTATACGTCAATTACTGGATATTACTGACAATCTCTTCAAAGATTTCATCAATATATTTGTCAGGAGCAAACAGAACTGCGTGTCCACCGGCATTAATGTAGTTTTCAACATTCTTTGCCTTATCGTCAACCAACAAGGAATCTGGCGTTGCTTCTTTATACTTTAAATTACCATTGTTGATAATCTTAATTAGTTCCTTCGGAATGAATGGAGCATACTTATTTAGCCAAGCTTTCTTGCCACTCTTACCTTCCCACAAATGAACTGCGGAGAAGATACCAACCTGAACATTTGGATGTTTGTCGGCATAATCTTTAACCATTTCCAACAGAATAAGCCCTCTTTCAATCGGTTCCATATCACTCCAAAATGACGGACCAATCTCCTTCATCTTGTTCCAATTACACTTGTGAACTTCGGGTTTCCAACATTCAAGTTCGTTACAACGGGCGTCAAAATCACAAAGCACACCGTCCATATCAAAATAAATCGTAAACATTAGTTTTCTCCATTTCGGTTATAAAATTCACCATCAAGGTAGCTTTGTACATCTTCCAAAGTCTTCTTGTAAATTCATATTAAAAACCTCTCTAATACAAAAACAAATATAGATTATTCATCTATACTTGTCAATTATGGAATTGTAAATTTTAATTAACCAAAAGTCTTTTCAAAGAGGTCAATAATCTTGTTTTTACGGTCTTGAAGTAAGTTTTCCTTATTAACCAATTTAGCAAGCATCGGAAGCAAACCAGTTACATAAGCAGGATTTGGGTCTTCATCAACTTCAAGAATATCGTGGCAACCATAATCAGAATACTTGACAATAGGTTTAATCGTCAATGTCTTCTTGTCAAGTGCAAACTTGAAAATTTCAATTTCCCATTCTGTCGGAGCCTTCTTCATAAGAGTACCGTAAATGGTATTAGTCTTGAGATTCTTAATCTGATAAACAACACCTCTACGTTCCTGAACCAAATCAACTGTAATGAGCTGTTTGAACATATTGCAGAGTTCTTTACGCGGGTCATACTTAAGAATCATATTGTTACCTATTGTTTTCTTTTTACATGAGTAAATATAGTTTAAACTGCACCGTTTGTCAATAAAAATAATGTAAACTTTTATAAACAAAAACTGCTCCCGTTTGATAGGGAGCGGTAGGAATACACATGAATAGTTAAAAAGTCTAACTATGCCATTCTTCATTTAGATTATAACCAGGTTTGGTTTGTAATCTTTTAGCTTCTGTAATACCTTGTGGGCATTGAACATTAAGCTGATGCATAAACTTCTTAAACATTCCATTGTCAAACACATAAGGAATCTGATCCTTAATTACATATTCTACTGATGTAGAATCATAAAATCTGTCAATCAACACTCTAAGTGCACGTTTTAAGGCTAATGCTCTGCCATAAGCATACACATAATTGTCATTTTCCGCACATTTAGATACCGCACGTGCTAATAATAGTTTAGATACAGTTTCCGGGTGTTTCTGTGAAGGACATCCACGAACTGTTGAATTTGGATATTTGTATTCAAGTTCATTTGTTGGAAGGCCTGTCATTTCCCATATTTCACAGGTACAGGTCTTATTCTTATGAGTAAAAAATACTTGGAATTTACGGTCTTTTCCGTCTGTGCATTTGGTTGTAAAAATCATAGTTTCTTTCCTTTTTCTTAAATATAAAAAAGAAACAATGATAGTCAATAGTTTTTGTAAATAAAATTTTACTATTTAGACTTAGAAAAAGGTGGGTAAAATCCCCACCCTATCCAATTAACCGGAGAGTTAATTATGGTTAGATTATGCCTTCTTGGCTTCAGCCTGTTCTGTCTTTGGCTTCTTACCACGCTTCTTTGCCTGGAACGCTCGCATCAAACGGAACAATGAACCGCCTTCGTGATAGAGTTCACCATTGATAAAGAGCTTAGAACCAAACACACGCTTATGTCCATTCTTCATTGGCTTGAGATTACCAACAACAAGCTTAAATTCGCCCTGTGGAACCTTACCCGTGAGAGTATTGCCATCAAGCGTGAAATCTGCCTTGTGGTCCTTGATATAATCACGCATTTCAAACAATTCAGGACGATGGTCCTTTGAGAGCTTCATACGTGGCATCTTTGTGGTTGTCAAACCGTGAATAATCTTGTACAAATATTCCTTCTTATATTCGCCAAGTTCAACCTTCTGTTCTGCACCATCAACAACACGATAGAGTTCACGCTTCTTGAATTCTTTGCCACTCTTACCAGTCTTCGCAACAAGCTTAACGATATAGTCATTAACCTTTGAGTCTACTTCAACTCCCTTAAAACGCCAGGAGTTGCCATCAATCTGTTCAACAGACTGCTTGTTGGTTGAAACAATATCTTTGAGCTTACTAGCTAGAAGTTCACGGGAGTTCATCTTTTTTGGCTGTGCCATAGTTGTATTAGTTTTCATAGTTATTTTTTCCTTTTAAGTTATTCGTTGAACATTCAACATTGTAAATGTAAAATATGATAAACAAGTTGTCAATAGTTTTTATTGACAACTTTGTCTGAATCAGAACTTAAAGATTAATCGTAATCTTATAGGTATTTGCCTGCGGAGCGTCCTGGATAGCCTTTGAGAGTGAAGCAATCATCTTGACTACCTTTTCACGAGGAATAGTCATTTGAATCTTTTCGTCATCAGCAACATACTTAATCTTATTGCGTTCAATTTCGTACTGCTTTTCCATTTCTGCAAGTGCGTCCTGCTCCTGCTTAATACGAGCCTTACGAGCCGCAATTTCATCTGCCAAATTACGAGGAATTGGCGGATACTTTGCACCCGGACCTGTTCCTACATTCACATTCGGGCGACGGATAACCGGAATATCTTCAGTTTCCGGTGCTACACCGCCACGGGCTAGAATATCCATAAGAGAGCCAAGGTCACAAATAAAAGGGTTGTTATTCATTTAGTTTTTCCTTTGTTAAATGTTTTTTCTAGTTCATATTATAATATAGTAAATAAACTTCCGTTCGTCAATGGATTTTTACCCATTTTTATGTAAAATTTTATTTACTTTTTAATAATATAGTTGTCATAGCAGTTTGTCATAACAGGTTTTTCAAACATTTTCATATAACCTTCGGCAACTTGCTTAATTTCGTCATAAGTTCCCACATAATTACAGTATTCGTCTTTAACGAAAGGCCAATAAGCATTAATCTGCCAACACTGTACATTCTTTGATTTAACTGTGAATGAACCAAAGGATATATAATAACTTGAACTTGGTTTACGGAATTCATAAGTATTGTATATTGACGCTTGATTACACGGATGCTCAGATGTAAACTCATATCCATACTTTTCTGCCAATGTCATAAAATCAAGTTCTATTTCATCTGTGTTAATATCGTTAATTTTGCGTGCAGTTTCCGTTTCTTTCATTTTTAGTTCATACTTAGCACTTTCTTTGGCATATTTCTGTTTATATGCTTCAAATAGTTCTTCAAGTGTAAATGCCATATTCTTAAAGAAAGGCCTGGAAACATAAGTATAATCGGACTGTATATCTACTAGAAAATAATTATCCGAACCAGGATATTTTTCTTCAAATTTAAACCATAACTTTGCACCGCGTTCATTCCATACAATGTTTGAATAAACTGTTATAGAATTGATTTTCCAGTTATAATTATATGTTCGGAAATTATACAACTTAGCAAAATCTTCAATTTCTTGATGTGTATAATAAGAAAACTTCTCAGCAAAATAATGAGAAGTTTTATCTTTTGAAATGTTATTATTAGTTACAATTTTCATAGTTATCCTTTATATAAAGAGGTGGAGGGATTCGGACCCCCGGGCCCTTTCGGACCTTCCGTTTAGTAGACGGACCTATTAAACCAGCTCTAGCACACCTCCATACTGATTAGTAATCATACTTATCAGATAATTTTTCTACTTTCTTTTCTTTCTTAATTCCAGCTTGTTTAGCGAAAGACTTTGCCATCTTTCTCATTTTTGCCCAACGTGCCTGTTTCTGTTCTTCGGTTTCTTTTTCTTTTACTTCTTTTCTCTTTTTCATTTTTGTTTTCCTTCAAAAAATAGTTAGGGTATTGGTCTGCGCCCAGCGATAGTTGAGTTGCTACCTAAACCATACATTCTCTTTCAAATCTTCGTGCCTTGCGACAAGGATAACTCACCAAACCTTTCACAGAGGTCTTACTGCGGGCTTCTTGAACATACATTCTAGAACTATATGCAGAGAATTATACCCAAATTTATTATAGCCGGTGTCGGGGATTTGAACCACCACTTGCACTAATATATTAACTCTATAATAAAATAATATATTTTGTAATCTATGTATCTTTAATGTGCCGTGCTACTTACACTAACACCGATGTTTTTAAGGCAAACCATTTAATCTATCCTATACAGCTATTGCTTCAAGGGACCAAATGTAAACCATTTCACTCTCTATATTCATAATATAGTTTTTTATTTATGATTTGACAATGGGTCATAATGCAATTTTGTTTTAAGTAGAACTTAAGAAAACCCTCCCAAAGTGGGAGGGTTTATAGGAGGTAACAACAAAAGTTTACTTAGTGTATTGGTTCACATACTTATGCAGTTTAGCCATCTTAACCAGCTGCATACCATTCGTAATAAAAAATTCAATATCCTTAAAGGCCTTCTCATAAGCATCCATAAGTGTAAATGCAACAAAAACAAATCGTTCAGGACCATTTTGAATATCCATAACCTGGTCAAATTTGTCCTTATTATTTACTGTTACAAAGAACGGTGCATTAATTTCATTGCGGAAAAAATCACTTCCCCAGGATTGACGTTCGTGAATATAATCAATAATCTTCTTCTGCTTTGCATCAAGCATATCAAAAAGCATATTGATTGCACCGTCATCATTAATCTCAATAAATTCCTTATCACCGGTGACCTTATGTACCATTTCTTTGAGCTTCTCGGTTATCAAAGCATGCTGTTCGTTAAACTTTACGCGGAGATTTTCAAGTTCTTTACTATTCATAGTTTTTTACCTCATTAGTCAAGTGGACGTTCATCAATTTCTGTATCTGCGAGGAAATCACCAAAAGTCTTAATGATTTCCTGGCGGTCAGATTCCGCCTTCTTCTTGCTCTTACGAACCTTCCAAATCATACGACGTTCAGGTTTATCTTTCGTGTTGTAAGTTACCACATATACGTTCATATTATACCTCTTATTTTCTTTTTTACATAAGTAAATATAGTTAAAACTGTAGTATTTGGCAACTATTTTTATGTAAAATTTCGTTTACAAATGCTAAAAATCACTAGTAATTTTGTTTAATTTGTGTTTTTCTGTTAAAGATTTTATCCTTTTAACTAAATTTTTACATTTTCTTTCCAGTTTAGCTTCTGTAATTTCTTCATATTCCCATTCTATTCGTACTCTATCTGATGTACAAAGTCCGTTTTTGGTTAAATAAAAATCACTATAAAAGTATAAATCTTCTAAATTTGGGCTTTTATAATCAAATTTAGCAGTTGCAATAATGTTTCGCCAGTCTTCTGTCATATCAAAATTAGTTTCAGGTGCTCTTACATATAAGACCCTATTAGTTTTTGTAATTTCATCAGTAGTAAAACTGTATTTACCAAAAATAGTTTTCATTTCTTCATAAGTCATAATTTAATCCTTTTAAAAGAAAAAGCACCCTAACATTCGCTAGGGTGCTCTGAGTTGAACAACAACCCAAGGAGGTAACAACAAAATGGTCGCAACCGGAACTTTCGTTCGCACTTAGTGTTTTTAGAATCTAGAATATATTACACAGCTAAGTCAGTAATATGTTGATTACAAGGTCGCGGTAAATCCAGAGATTTTCTTTTGATTAGTGGAGAAAATTGCAAAGAACCAATTTATTGCTTTAATAAAGCAAGTATAGCAGGGGCGGGACTTGAACCCGCGACCTTCGGGTTATGGGCCCGACAAGCTAAACCAACTGCTCTACCCTGCGATAAACACACAGAAGTCCCAAACTATCCACTTTTCCATTCGGATAATGTTGCTACTGAATTAAACGGTTCAGTCCCTAGAACGAAC